CTTTCTTAATTAATGAAGCTATACCTCTAAGTTCACTAACAGTTACTTTTAAAGAATCAATATCTTTTGTAATAGAAGATATTTCGTTATCGTAATATTTAATTTCTGGAAGTGAATTTACTTCCTCCTTAAGTTCATTAAAAAACTTTAAGAGAGTCTCATCTGTTTTAGTACTTTGTTCGTTAACAGAAGTAATATCTTTTTCTAACTTCTGTTTTAACTTATTCTGCTCACTGAGAATTGCTTTCTTTAGTTTTCTATCATCGTCCTTAAACTCTCTATGATATTCCCAAATTTTTAATGATGATTCACTCAGTTCGGAATATATCTTATCTTTAGTTTCAGTTAATTGAGTATTAGTCTGATCAATTTTTTCACTGATATTATCTTTAAGATTTTTGACATTTATATTTTGCTCAAAATCTTTTACTTGAATAGACTCATTGAGTTCTGATACTTCAAAAGATATCTTTTCTTTAATTACATCAAGATGTCCCTGAACTCTAGTAAAATCTTCATCAATAGTATTAAAAGTATTACCAATCCACCTAAAATCGGGAACATCTCTTGATTTTACTTTATTAATTTCCTCTACAAGAGAAGCTATATCACTATCGTAGTGTTTGATCTCAGGTAAAGATGATACATCTTCCCTTAACTGTGTTATTTTATCATTAATATGTTCAATATCATGATCATAATACCTTATTGTTGGTATCTCAGGTATTTTTGATTCAATTTCAGTTAATTTTTCCTCAAGATGTTCATTTTTTACATCTAAGTCATCAATTTTATTACTTTTTTGATCAAACTGTGTAAAATATTCCTCAATATGGGTTAATTTACTACTTAAATTACTTAATTCTTCATCATAATATTTTATTTCTGGTATTTCTGGTATCTCTTTCCTTAAATCGTTGACAAGACGTATCAGTTCTGACCATTCTGGTGCAGTCTCTGATAAAACAGGGTTAATATTTTCTGGTTCTTCAACTAAAATTTCTTCTTTGGGCGATTCTGAAATATAATCTTCTATTGAGGGAAGTTCCTTTTCCTCTATAAAATCTTTATACGAGGGTAAATTGTTTTCCTCTACTATATCATTTATTGACGGCAGGTCTTCGTTAGACATTCTATTAGTGCATTACTTCGGGATTTCTCTCCCTGAAATACTATTTATCTGTCTGACTTGCTTGCTTTAACATTTTTTGAAGATCCGCTGTAGAACCAACAAATAGGGCATTATTGACTGTGGTAGGTCCTTTTTGATCCTTTTCCTCACTAACATCTTTCAGTTTCTTCTGAAGATCCATTAATTTATCAGTAGCATCGGAAACGTTTTTAATAAGTTGACCTGCTACCTCATATGCTCTTGGCATTTCACTTTCTTGAGCCAGTTCAAGAATACCATTGATTGCTTCTTGTCCTTTTTCTATTATTGAATACAGATTACCTCTAGTGTATTCATAATCTTTTTTGATGTCCACAGTTGATGATTTGATTTTCTCAATCTTACTATCAACTTTTGTTTTATCTATTTGAACATCTGAAACTTCAACGTCAAATGCTTCATCCAAACCGTCATATTTTTTAGTCATAATAGTAATTAACTAAATCCTCCATCAAATCCAAAGTTATCTCCAACCTCAATGAATGAAGCATCTGCTTTCGTAATATTGTAGATAGCAGAACCTAAAACATGCTGTTGAATCGGAGTCTTATCTTGTGCTCTTCTGACTGTTAATTTATCATCAACTATATTATCGACGTACATTTGCTCTTCGCCCATGTAGATATATGATTTCTTGGTAAACTTAGTACCATCAGAAACTTCAATCACAGTGTCTTCAAAAGAAACATTTGCTGTTAACTGAGCAACTTCACTTCCATTATAATCTTTGAGTGCTCTTGGTTCTACAGTGTAAGTAACATCTCTTTCGTACTGAGTTTTTCCTTTTGTTCTTGTTCCTGCAATATATCCAACAGAAACTTTTTCAACAATAGAAGAACTAATATCTGTAAGTGGTCCGTAAAGATAGGTCTTTGCTGTAAACCTAAAAGTATAAACTAATGCTCTTCTTGTATCAAAGTTTCCTTCATAATCATCTTCCATTGATACATTATCAAGCACAACTGGAGTATTGACTACTTCTGTTAATCCACTAAGAAGTTTAACCGGTATGGTGTACGCAGGAGTGAAATAAGGTAAAATCTGCTCAGTTATTTGTAGCATATCATCATTTAGTTTCGTCATTACAGACAATTCAAAAACCATATTGTATGGTACTGGCATATATGCTTTTTTAGTTTGCTCCCCGTTATCGCCAGTTATAACAAACGTTTGAGATTTTGATACTTTTCTTTCAGGATCATAAGTTAAATCAATAAACTCAAATGACATTCTAGGCAATGTAATTTGCACAGGAGTATTTAAATCTGGAGTCTGTTCTAATCTTGCTAAAAACTTTTGTGTAGGTCCATAAGCAAGAGGAACTTTGACGACACTCCAAGTCTCATCATTTCCGTCTTTATGTTTAATCTCGATACCGTTAAACAGAGAACCAAATGAAATGATTGTAGATCTTAGAATTTCGTTATAGAAATACTCAAACATGATCTTTAAAGAATATACTTCTATTTAACAGTTTTATACCTAAGGCATTCCAAAAGGATTTTTCTCACTAAAATCAATAACTAGATTTGCTTCTCTTTGAATGTTATCATTATCTGCGAATGGAGTAACCTCGTCGTAAATACCTACCGTTCTAATAACACCAACTGCAGAAGACTCTGAACCAGTAATGGTTTCGCCTGCCTTGAAGTCACCACTAACTATTGAGATCTCAAGAGTATTGGCAACTGCGTTATATTCCTTAACTCTTGCTGTAGTACCACTAGTTCCACCTGTAACGATTTCATTATATACAAATGATCCACTAGATGTAACTATTCCAGCAACTGGTTTTGATAATGTGACATCTGGTGCTATAACATATTTTGCTCCACCATTTGAAATGTAGATAGAGGTGACAAATCCTGCAGAACTGATTGTGGCAATACCTGTTGCTTTTACCACTCCATTTACTTCTGTATAATAGTTCTTCTCTAAGGTATCATTTGAAATTGTAACAACTGGAGGAGAAGTATATCCACCTCCACCAAAAGTTACAGTTATACCTGTTACTATTCCGCAATTTTGTATACCTATTTCAACATTTTGAGTTGTTGTAGCAAGACCAACAGTGGCGTTGTTTATAACAAGAATTGAGGATCCAATACTCGTTACAAAAGTATCTTTTGGTATGATATAGACTCTTTCATATGGACTATTATATCCGGTCTGCAATCTTACACGGTCACCAACTACCATATTAGTAGTATTGATTCCTGTAATAACTGTTGAACCTATACCTATTGTTCCAGAAGTTATAATAGAATCAAATCTTATTGTAGAAATCCCTGTAGCAATAAATTGAGTTCCTATACCACCAGGACCAGCAACTGCCACATCTGGAGTAGAAATATATCCAAATCCACTATTACCAATAGATATAGCACTAATAGTACCAGCGATAGAAACAGTAGCAGTTGCTGTTGCCCTAATCGGTTGAGGATTTGAAAAACTAATCGTTGGTCGTACTGTATATCCTGCCCCAATAGTTGCTCCAGTTCCGACACACCATAATTTAGTTTCTGTATTAAATCCAACTGCTGTAACAATTCCTAAGATCGGATGAATAGTAGCAATACCAACTGCTACTTGAGACGGGGTTGCAGTTCCTGTCCCAAGTCCAATTAAAACTGTTGGTGCTGTTGAATATGCTCGACCTGTTGTAGTAAATGCAACAGAAGTCTCATCAATACTAGACCCATCAACTCCTCCGCCATTATCAATGGTAGCAGATGCTGGACTTGTACCTGGATGAGCAATAACAATATCCGGTGCGCTTGTGTAGAACTTGCCTTCTGTGGTTATAGCAACTTTTTTAACTGTACCGCCTGCTAATGCGATTGGATCCATAATAGCAGAAGCAAGTCCAGCATTACCTCCTCCTGTTGGAGCACCAAAAGTAACTGTAGGTGCCTGTTTATAATAAACACCTCCTGTAGTTCCATATGGGAACAAATACGCAGATGTACCAATACTAATAGGTGCCTTTAACACACTAACTCCTGCTCCCACTTCTGATGCAGTATCAAGAATGGCAGTTGCTGCGGCACCAACATGTTTTGGAGTTGATATTCCAACCGTTGGTACTGTAATGTATCCTCCTCCGCTATTTGCTATTGATACTGTTTGCACAGAACCTGTTGGAACAAGAATACTAGTAGCAGCAGCTCCAGCACCAGAAAGACCTCCTCCATGCAATGTAATAATAGGCGCTACAGTATATCCACATCCAGCATTTGATACATTTATTGAAATTACTTTTCCTGATACTCCGTCACAACCAATATAATCATAAGTAAGAGATGCTACACCTACTGCTGTTGTTCCACCTGGTGCAGATGAGAACGCAACTCTAGGAGATTCAGTGTATCCTCTACCCATATTTGTAACTATAACAGATCCAACAGAACCAGTTATGCATAGACTTGAGGTTGCGGTTGCTTGTGTACTGACTCCTACAGCAATAAGTCTAAGAGTATTAATATGACCAATTTGTTCTATCTCTTCGTCAATGTCTTCAATTCCAGTATCAATAACTTCATCCTCATATCTGAAGAGTTCACATTTGAGGGTATAAACGTAGTTCTTTTGTAGTTGATAGAAAGGTTGTTCGTGTTCTACATACTTAATTTCAAATAATCTTTCTCCTAATGGGAAGTAAATTAAATCTCCTTCTTTTGGTCTAGTTGCTAGTTCAATATTGGGAAGATTTTTAATTAAAGGAGTAATATACTCTTCAAATCTTTCTCTTGATACGATTAAAGTTAAATCATCTTTTTCCTGAATACCAAACCGTGATAGTATGGTTCCTTCTCCGCCATAACCATCATAGTTGTCTACATATGCTTCAATAGGATATGCGTTATCAAACTCAGATTGTATTACTTCTTTGATTACAGTAAACTTTGTAAGATATTTACGAGGCATATAATACACCTCAATACCATACATTTTTAACTGTTCATTGACGAGACTTTGGATTAATCCCTGTTCTCCTTTAGTTCCGTTTTGAAAAAATGGATTAAGCATAGCATCAACCGATCAAATCTAACGGTGGAAGTTCATATGTGCTCATCATTTTTTGTTTAATCTCATCGATTTCTCTTTGTCCGTCATCAAATATTTGTCTACCATTGAACTCAATGCCTCCGGGAAGTTTTACACCCTGGAACTTCATCAGATTTTGACCCCATTGTCTTTTGATAAGAGATGTTAGATATGGTTTTATGAATGAATCATTCCATACTCTTGAGTAATCATTTCCATCTAATACAGACCAACAATCTAGAACTAGAAACTCTCCTGCTTTTAATTCCGTCCAATCTACGTCAAGATACATTCTATCTTGTCTTTGATTGAATCTAATTTGCTTATGAGTGTTAAGTAAAAAGTTTATTGTTTCCAAATAACTCATAGTCATTGAATATGAGGTAAGATCATATCCACTTGCACCTGATCCCTGAAGTCCCGCTATATCACTTAACATCAACTGATATTTAATGTTAAACATTCCAGAAGATAACCCCTCACTATATTGAAATACTTTATTAATCCCAATAATTGACGGAGGAATCGCTATATAATTGCTATTTTCATAATATGTAAATGTAGTATCAGTTCCAGCAATATCCGCAGTTGCTGTAATATTAGTTATTCCTGATGTTCCACCATCGCCTGAGGGCGCTCCTGGGGGTCTAGCCTTTCCTCTATTAACATCCGCATCAGTTACTTGGTACTTTAAATATGTCTGACTTACCCCATCAAAGTGCCTTTCTTGGAAGAATTGCATAGCATCATCTACCAAATCTTGCAACTGCTCTTCGGCAACATTAATTTCAACAACCGGAGCACCCAGTTGTCTTAAACAATAATCAATTAATTCTTGCCTAGTTGACGGTTTTGCCATTATTATAAGACAGTTCTTTTTTTATTATTTAGTTAAGTATTAGTAGATATTCCTGTAAAGACGTTAATATTTCCTCTTGCAACACTGTAAAGACTACTTCCGACTCCCATTATAATGTCATATTCATATCTACCACTTTTGATAGGAATAGTAACCGCTTTGGCGAGTGTTATCTTAAACTCACCTTTAGTTGCATCTGTTATAGTTTCAGTAAAACTAGCAGTCGGGACACCAGATGAACCGATTGAAACAGTTTTAGTCATTTGCGAATACATTGTATGACTCGTCAAATTGTAATTTGACCTATCATTATTCAAAATCTTAAATGTCTCTTCAAAATCAACACCAGTATACATTGTAAGGTTTACTCCATAAGGAGTTCTTACTGAAGAATCAAATGTAATTGTA